TTATTGCTTGATGTTTTCGGGAGTGCTCTCGGACTGCCACATATTTTTTGCCACATATTGCGGTTCGGGGATTGCCTCCACAGCGGCTCTTTTTTGTGAGCTGAGGACATGCTGATAGTGCTTCAGGATCATCGTCAGATTGGCGTGTCCCACGAGTTTCCCGACAGTCCCGATATCGACGCCCGCAGCAATGGCCTCTGTAACAAAAGCATGGCGCAGGTCATAAGGGCGAATCCGTCTCTGTATACCCGCACGGAGGAGGGTTCTATGCCAAGCGCCGTGAATGCATTTTACGGGTTTTCCTCCATAATGTATGACAGATGCAACCCTCTTTGCTCTATCGACCTCTTGCCATGCCTTCAATTCCTCCACGAGGGATTGCCTGATTGGAATATCCCTGACAGGCTCCGCCTTGTTCTTTTGGGCGGCGCGTAGGTGTATCACCTTGTTTTCCAAGTCCACATCGGACCACATCAAGCCAAACAGCTCTGACGGCCCTACACGCATCCCCATTTGCGAGCCAAGGATGACAACCCTTCGGACATGCTCCGGCGCATGGACAAACACCAGAGCAAGCTCTTGCTGTGTGGGAGGGATGAAATGCTCGTATTCGATATGGGGAAGCTTGGGAATCCTTGGAAGCTCACGCAGCAATTCGTTTTGATACGCCCAACGGATGACCGAAAAGACCTGTCCGATACATCTTTTTAGGGTCGACGCCCTGATCCCGAAAGAAAGGAAATGGCTCATCAGCTGCTTTAATTTCGTATTATCAATATCGGAAAGAGGCGTGTCTTTCAGGAAGGCGAGCGAGCGCTTCATGTTCTTCAAATGTCTTTTCAGTGATCTTTCGGAGAACCGCTTGTCTTTCAGGAACAAGTAATACGCGGATTCAAACGTATGCTCCACCTGCGGCGCTTCCGCTTCCTCCCGCCGGAAGAAATCCCGTTCATACTTGAGCTGAAACTTCTTGAGAGCATCCTGTTTTTTTGCTTCTTCCTCCGTTTCGACGTAAAGTGACTCACGCTTGAGCGTAAAGGGGTTGTTCCAGTACACTTCCCACGGCTTTTTACGGCCTTTCCTCTGTCTGATAGCCATACTGAATAGCTCCTGAGCAAAGGGGGCCGTGCCAGCCACTACTGGACGGCCCCCATATTGAATTCTGCGAAAAGTTCCTCTGCGGATTTTCCGATGACGCACCCTGCTGTTTTGAGTGATCGTCGGCGCTTGGGAACTCCTGCCTTTGCCTGAGCCTCAGCATGTAATGTGTCGATCACCGTCATAACGGCGCGCCGGGACCAGCGCAAGGTTTTGCGTTCCTTGCCCCACGGAAGGCTCACAGGCTGGACGCCACGGGACAGCAGGATTGCCCGCGCCCGCTCCTCGCCGATGTTCATGACGGAAGCGGCCTGTTTCGTCGTCAGGAGTTCCGGTTCCATGCTATGCTCCTATACCGCCTTGCGGGAGGCTTTTCCTCTTTGGGCTATGGCTTCCAATCTGCCGATGATGAAACGGATTAACGCCCTGTTTTCGTTGCGCTCTTTGCGGAGCTTCTTGATCTCCACGCACAATCTGAAAATGACGGTGGATGCCCCCATTTCATCAAAAGCGCGGGAGTCTCCTAGCATGTCGCCAATGGCGGCGGTTCGGATGTAGTCGAGTTCTTCGGGGGTGATTCTGGCCATTTCATTTTTCCCTGCGCGTTGTTGTCCGGCCGCGCCCCCGGATAGCGGTTCTATTTTTTCCCCCGCCGATGACGGCAGAACGGGCACTCTCTGAGCTTGCTGACGGTGCCGCAGACGGGGCAAGCCTTGGGAGACAGTCCGTCGCTGAGGCGGGCCATTTTGCAAGCACCGTTTATCTGGGCGAAGTTTTTTTGTTTGCGTGGTTTCGGGGCTTCATCCGACATGGCGTTCCGCTTCCTTGTTGATGGCTTCAAGCGCGGTGCAAACGAGATGTGCCAGGCCTGAGAAGGCATCGTCCTGAAGGTTCAATTCAGGGAAGAACTCCACATCGATACTGAGGGTATTTTCCTTTGGTGTTTCGGAAATAGTGATGGTGGCGCGGCGTGGTTCGGTATTGTTCATTGCTGTTCCTCCGCGTCCACGTCGATCACGTCGTCATCACCGGGCGAGACGGAGATGGGCTTTTCGAGGAAAGAGCCTTGCCGCTCCTCGGCGGTCATCGGGCGGCGCAGGACTTCGCGGTAATGTTCTGTGGATTCAACCCAGACCATTTCGCACTTGTCCCAATCCTTCAGGAGATCACAGTGAACCTCCCGTTCTTCCTTGCCGTCGCGGTAGTGTTTTGAGGCGGTTTGGGCAATCTTCTCCTGCGTTTCGATGAGGCGCTTGTAGTGCTTGCGTTCGGCATCAAGTGCGGCCTCGTATTCCTCGATTTTCGCTAGAGCATCGGCCATTTCCTGTCCGTATTCCAACCGCTCGGCATCGGTTAGCGGTTCTGCGACGGTGATGGTTTCTTCACGCACATAGGTCATGTTCGGGCCGATGGGACGGGCATTGGTAGCGATGATGGCTATTTCTTGGCTCATGGGTTCTCCTTTGGGCCGGGTATGAAGCCCCCGGCAAGGCTTTTAAGATAGGGAAGCTGGAGGGTTACCGGACTTGGAGGCTGTAAGTTTTCACCAGAGCGCAGCCGGGGATGGTCAACCCGGACTTGAGGGATTCTTTGATGACAGCCTTGTCCGGCTCCACTGTTGTCTTTGTGCGGCGGTACAATTCGGGAAGTTCTTCCGTCTGTGCTGTGACGGCGACGCCCTCGGATTCCCGGACGCTGATTGTGTAGGCGTTGCCGGATACTTTTTTGAGGCCGTTGCTGCGGAGCGTAAAGGTGTAGTGCTCTTTCAGCCTTGCAAGGCTGGCTTCCGCCGCTTTTGCCTTGGCGATGAGCCGTTTTGCCTCTTCCTTGCAAGCATCGGCCAACGCAGCCTGAATTTTCAGGAATTGTCCGAACCCATCCACCTTGTCGGCTTCGACTTTGGCGAGTTCATCCATGTAGGCGTCCATAGCCTCGCGTTGTTCCGGAGTCAGTTCCTCGTCGGGGATGGAAAGCATCCCGGCGATTTCCTGCTGAATTTCATTGAAGGTCGGCATGTTTCACCTCGTTAAAAGGGCACGTCATCCATTACCGCGTTTTCGGACGGGAAGGGCATTCCGTAGGTGCCAGCCTCCGGCGCGGCCTGACGCTTGGTTTTTCCCGCATTGCCCGTCACGGGGCCGTCAGTGATGATTTCTCCGCCGTGGACGATAGTGGCGTAGGCTTCTTTGTCGGGTGTGATGACGCAAGCCATTTCGTTGTTCCAGTATTCCCGCCCGTCGTCCTTGCATGTCGGGCGAGGATTGATCTTGACGCGGACAGGGAAACGTAACCCCGTCAAAGAGGTGACATCCTGCATCTTGAGGGGCTTTTTTGCGGCGACGCACATGGCCTTGAGGGTCGCGCCGCCTATATTGCAGGCCGTGCGTTGGCCGTCATTGAGCGGTATGTCCTGCTCACCGAAAGGGAGCGTGATGTTTTGCCGGAAGCTCACACCCTGATATTGCCCGTGGGAGACGGTGAATTGGCAATATATTTGCCGGAGGCCGGAAGAAGCTACGGAAATGAAAGGATTGTCATGTGCCTGTCTTTCCTGATTGGGCTTCAATATTTCGATTTCGACCATGACGATGCTTCCTTCGGGTACAGGCCCGCGGGCAAATTCCCGCTGTTCGCATTCGTTTGTGAGATCAAGCATTTTCGTTTTCCTTAGCGTTATCGGTTTCGGTTATCGTGTTTTGGTTTTGGGGTGCGGGGTTGAGCCCCCAATATTCCCGGATGGCGGAATCAACCACCTTTAAGTCATTGTCGATTTCCCGTTGGGGGAACATGTCCATAGGACTTTTGGCTGTGGTGAAGCCGTCCGACTGCGTTTCGAAGTAGTGGCGTATCCCATCCGTACGGGCCAACAGGACGATGCTGAACAGCCCTTCAACAGTGAGCTGGTTGTCCAGCATTTTGCCGACCGTCTTAGCCTTGATTTTTCCCGTATCGCTGGTTTCGGTGTGGTGGAGGAAGTAGACGATGCAGTCGGACGGCGTCTTCTGAATGATGAATTGCAGTAGATTGTAAAAGTCCAGTGCAATATCCGTGAACTTCCCGTATCCCGTCTCTTTTGCCTTGTTGAACAAGGCAAAAGCCATGAGTGCCTGACTGTCATCAATGGCATAGGTTCTTCCCTTTGGATGTGATAGAGCTTTTGTTATTGAGGCATACGTTGCCCCGTTCCTCGTGGGCAGTTTTTTGCGGAATGGCAGTGGTTTTGAAGCTACGTTGAAGATGCCGATTTCTTCTTGCTCGAAGTTCCGTAGGGATGTTGACTTGCCACTTCCGCTTTCGCCCAGAATCAATACGGGGATGCCCATTCTTTCCTCCTCTCGTTTCAACAGGGTTGCAGAGTGTTCGTGGTGAAGATGATTTCATCAGGGCCGTGGTATTCGGGTTCGTCCGGGATGGTGCGGTCAACGCTCTCGCGTTCATCGGGATACATGTCTGTTTCCGGCTTCATCGTCCCTCCTCTACGGTTAGGGGTGCCATGTTGTTGAAGAGTTCCCGGTCCTGCGCATTAAAATGGCTCATGAGCAAGAAGCCGAGGGCGACGAGGAGCGCAGCCAGCCATGAGCGTTTCCACGGGATGATCTTCATGCAGCTACCTCCAGCCGTTCGAGAACGGCATCGATTCCGCCGTCCTCGTCGATGAACTGGCAGTTGGTGATGGGCCGCGTGGGGACGAGTTCCCCATCATCCCATTCCGCCGCCCGGAGGCTCCAGCCCTCCCGTGTCGCCTTGAGGAACGACATCACGGCTGCGGGTGAATTGAAAAAGTGTCTGACCGTTCCGCCGTAGAGCGAATTCCCGGTTTCGATGCAGAAAAATGTGGTGGTCATGCGACCCTCCTCTTTTCCTGCTTGGCTTCGTACAGGGCGTTGCGATCCAAAATCCGGGCGCTCACCCATTCCGTACAGTCGGTGATCCTGTCCGGTTCGATAGCGATTTCCGAATCGGCCAGCGCGATGCCGAACCGTTCCTTCATGGCCTTCACCACGGTTTCCGGCACGTTGCACACTTGATCGAACTCGAAGAAACGGGCGCAGGTGGCGCACACGCGGGGTTCCTCTTCCGGTTCATATTCGTAAGGGTTACGCATGGCTGTATCCTCTCGGTTGAGGTTTGGATTGGCGTCCCAATCCCGTTTCCTGCCCCGGAATCCGGGGCAAGTGTGGGGCTAGGCGGCCTACCAAGCGCGGTGCAGGGTTGCGGGGAAGTCGATGCCGGGGAGAACGCCGAAGTCTTCGGGTTCGCTGTTGTACCAATCTTCGAGCAACCCCTTGGGACGATACTCGGAAGCCGGAACCACCTTTCCGCCGTGCTCGTTGGCGAACTCCCGCGCCTCTTCGAGAGAGTCGCATTCGTCCACGGTGTCCATCCCGTTGAAGGGGGAAGTTCCGATTACGAGGTAGGGGGCGGTGGACATGGCGTTCTCTTTTGGTGTTTCGTTCGTCGTGAAGTGAATATATGTAGTTCTACATAAAAAGGCAAGAAAAAAGTTTGTATAAATACATAAAATGGACTACAAAAATACCGCCGACACCATGAAGGCATCGGCGGTCACGCCCGGCAGGGCACAAAAAAGCCCCTCACGAGGAGGGGCATAGGGGAAGAACAATGTCTTGGAGATTCATGCCAAAACTAGGTCCAATATCTACCTCGGAGAAGGTTACAGACATGACAAACAGGATCTTCATGATCCTGAATTCGAGCAGCAATCCGGAAGAGGCGTTGTTCAAACTGTATGACAGGGACGCTTCCGAAGACAAGGACGTGTTCGTCATGGCGCTGGTCGGGGCACTACTGCTCAGACAACGACAGTGGGAGACGGCTCGGTTTCAATCCACGTCCACGCACCGACGAGGCGATCCTTTGAAACCTGCTTTCCCGCCACCGCCGCCACCGCGACCAGAGAAGCGGAGATAGGCAAGAGATGGACAACATAGAATGGACATAGAATGGAGGAAAACATGGCAATAGAGCTGAATGATTTTGTCGAAAAGGTGCTTAGAGACCTTGCCGGATTCGTGCCGGTGGGGGCAAAAGTCTGGTTTGAAGTGTCGCCTACATACCTTCCCCCTCTAGGATTTGATGACAGTCACGCGATTATAGAACGCACGACAAATCCCAACGGAGACAAGGTTACTTTTTGTGTGAAACAATGTTTTGATAAGGCCACACAACAGGAATAGAAAAGCGAACACGAGAGGTATTTCCTGTTAACTTTTCTTCGGAGTTTGAAGCTCCAAGACTTAGATTAACAAATGGTATAGATAATTTTCCACCTGCTTGAGTCCCATCTTTATCTTGAACGACGATAGCTATATCAAAGTCAATAGATTGTACATAGGATTGTTTCTCACTTCCTGTTAGCTGGATATTCCCATCTGAGAACCCCACTAACGGACTAACACTGTATTGATTGTTTGAACGTTCTTGCGCATCAAGAATACCTTCACCGACTTGGGTGATAACTTCAGAAACAAATGTTTTTAAGTCCATGAATCACCTTTTCCCCGCTCCGGCGGGGACTTTCATCTGTACTCAACATAGATGATCACGCACCCGGAGGGCCGCCGTTCGCGCCTTATTTCGCGGAGGCGGGGGCGGTCTATGCTGTCTTTTTGTCAGACTTTTGGGCGTTGTTTTGGGATATGCTCATGGGCTGCATGATTTCTTTAAGTAAATCTAGCTGCGCTTTGAGAATATCTCTTTCTTTCGTCATGCCTGCCAGTTGAGATTCGAGGTAGTCTACTTTCTGGGAAAGTTCTTCCTGCTTGGGAACGGGGGATTCTCCTTTCACCGTAGGATAGCCCCATTCCGGGATATATATTTTTGCTCCCATGTAATCGAGAATACGAGCGACCGTATTCAAATTAAGAGACGCCTGTTTGCCGTGTAACCATTTGTGGACACTAGCATAGTCTGCACCTGCATCAGTGACAACCTTGTTAAGGCTCTTCCCCGAATTCTGGGCGCTTTCCAAAGCGGATTTGATGTCTTCGATGATACTCATGGTTAAACCCTACCAATGGTTTTTGGAGATGCCCATAGTAGAAATACAGAAGTTTGATGTTGACTTTTTATGTAGTTCTACATAAAACTTGTTTATGAATATCGAACAATTCCGACACGACATGATTGAGGCAATGGCCCGTCAAGGGTTGAACGCCAATAGACTCGCTCAGTTGGCGCATGTTCAACAAAGTAGCTTGTATAACTTCATCAATCAAAAGGCTCTATTGAGCGGAGAGTTTGTCTTACGACTGCTGCCTTACGTTTACGATAGGCTTCCCCCATCTCCTGTTTCTCCGACACCCGAAGAATCCGAGGCCCACCATGCTGACTAATCTTTTGATTGCCGTCGGCGTCGTGGTCGTCGTGGCCTTCATCTTCTCTCCGGCGCGCTAACCCCTCCGCGCACCGCCGGACCACGGCCTCCGGCTTCGGGTAGTCCGCAACGCGGTACGCCCGCCAGCGGATGACGCCGCCGGACAGGATGCGGACGCGCCAGACGGGGCCGCACCGGGTGATGAGCAGGTGAATCTTTTCCATGCCGCCAGCATAGGTGACAGGTCATACAGGATGAATGGTATACTTATGAGCATTCCAACATACGAACACATCATCGAAGCCGTACAGAAGGCAGCACGCCTGTATCCCGGTGGCATTCGGGGCATGGCGTCAGAGATGGATATGGCCCCGTCGAGCCTTGGCAATATCCTCAATCCCTATGCAGACAGGTCCGTGGTCAAGCTCGGATTGGAGCAGGCTCTTTTCATCATGAAGACCTCAGAGGACATCTCCGCCCTTCGGATCATGGCCTCTGAGTTCGGATGCTCCCTATCTTCCGCCACCGATGAACCGGACGCCCCGACCTTTGAGGCCGAAGCGTTGCAGGATTACCCGCCGCTGGTGGCTTTCCATGAAGGCTGCAAGCGGTTCCGGGACGGAGAACTTTCAGCAGCCGAACTGGACGAATTCAAGGACAAGGCTGTCCGGGAAATCCGGGAAACCTTCACGCGAACGCTGCGAGGGGACGAATGAACCTCACCTTTTCCGCCCACGCGCTCGACCGTTGTTTCGAGCGGCGTATCTCTTTGCAGGGGGTACTTGATGCCCTGCGCCAAGGGACATGCGTGAAGGGCAACGGCATGAAGGACGGCGAACGCTTCGTCATGGCTCACGGACGGCTCAAGGTCGTGGCCGAGTTTGAAGGCCCGGCCTGTGTCGTGATCTCGGCATGGCGTGACCAGAAGGGCAGCAAGCGCGCCGCCCGGGAACGGCGGCAGCGGCTCCGGCGGATTCGTCTGGCGTTCAAAGAGGGGAGGGTGATCACATGTTGAGCCCGGCTCTCTTCTCAAGCGTCAAAGATGACTGGCCGACGCCGTGGGAGTTCTTCCACAATCTGGATCTGGAGTTCGATTTCACGCTGGACGTATGCGCCGTGCCGTGGTCGGCAAAGCTCTGGCGGTACTGCGTGCCGCCCCATGCGCTGCGGGTGTGGGGGGAAACGACGTTCCGCCGACTGTTCCCTGACGCTCTCGTGGACGGCCTCGCACACTCGTGGGCCGGGGAGCGTTGCTACATGAACCCGCCCTACGGCCGCGAGATCGGCCCGTGGGTCGAGAAAGCCCGTAGGGAGGGAGAGCGTGGCGCGCTGGTCGTCGGGCTTCTCCCGGCGCGTACCGATACGGCGTGGTTCCATGAGCACGTCTACCGGGCCGCAACCGAAATCCGGTTTTTAAAGGGACGCTTGAAGTTTGAAGGGGCGGCGGCTTCCGCGCCGTTCCCGTCCATGATCGCCGTATGGGGGAGGATGTGATGGAGTGGTTCCGATGGTTTGAAGGGTCGACGACAGACCCCAAATTTGCGGTTGTGGCGCGGCGTACCGGGCAGCCCGTCGCTTTTGTCATTGCGGTATGGGCGCAAATCCTTGAGCGCGCCAGCGCGTCGAAAGAGCGCGGGTGCATCGACGGGTATGACTGCGAGGGGGCGGACGTTTCCTTGGGGCTCCCCGACGGTGCGGCGTGCGCCATCGTGCAGGCTCTCAAGGACAAGGGGCTGATCGACGAGTACCGCGTGTGCAAATGGGAGCAGCGTCAGCCGAAACGGGAACGGGACCCAGAGCCCTCTGGAAGCTCCACAGGGCGCGTCAAGGATCACAGGGCGAGGAAGCAGAAAGAGATGGACGGAAACGGCCCGCAACGCGATGAAACGCCATGTAACGCCATGAAACGGCCTGTAACAACCAGAAACAACCTAGAAGAGATAAGAGAAGAAGAGAAGAAAGAAGAGAGAAAGACAGATGCTTCGCATCTTGCGCAGAGCGATGCTGGCGCATCCCTCGCGCAGCCGCCAGCGGAGCAGGAGAGGCCCGTCGCATTCATCCCCCTTGCCGACGGCTCGGAATATCCCGTTCCCGTCTCTCTGGCTTGTGAATACGCCACCGCCTATCCCGGCGTGAACGTCATGGGGGAATTCGGGAAGGCCCGGGCGTGGTGCCTGAGCAATCCCCGCCAGCGAAAGACGAAGAACGGCATCCGGCGTTTTCTCAACGGCTGGATGGACAAGGCGCAGAACAACGCCAGCAGGTCCAGCCCTGCTGCGGGGTCAGGCCGTCCCATGACGGCGAGGCAGGTGGAAGCGGCGGAACGCGGCGATTTTGCGGAACAGGTTTTGAAACTCGACGAGGTGTACAGAAATGGCGAGCTTGCAGCTTTTGGCTCTGGAACTCAGCAAGGCGTTTGTGCTCTATCGGCAGCCGAGGCCCGCGCAGGCGGAATTCGAGTTGCTGGTCAGGACTTGGGGCGACGTGCTGGCTGACGTGAGCGATGCGGAGTTCATCGAGGGCATACGCCGGGTTGAGGCCAAATTGAGCTTCTTCCCCGTTCCTGCCGACGTGATGCGGCAGGTGGAAGAGGCCCGGAAGCGGACGCCAGCCGTGAACCGCGAAGCCTTGCCGGAAAATGCGTTGACGCTCGATGAGCGGTGCGAACTCGGTACGGACTGGTGCGCGAAGATTCTCGCCAACCTGCGCGGCAAGATGGACGCTCGGAAGCAGGGAAGGCCGGATACGCCGCTCGATGAGCAGCTTGCCAATTTGCGGGCGTTGGGGGTGGAGCAGTGAGCCCCGAAGAGTACCGGGAATTTCTCAAGACGGTAAAGCCCGGCTCCAGCCCGTTACCCAAGTCTCAGCTTCTCGGCAAGGCCCGCCTTCCCCGGAATGGCCGCACGTACCAGACCGACGCCATGAACCAGACCGAGGCCCGCTATGCCGGGTATCTGGACGGGATGAAGCACACGGGCGAGGTCGTCGCGTGGGCGTATGAGGCCGTGAAGCTGCGGCTTGCGGACAAGACGTTCTACACGCCGGATTTCGTCGTGATCCGGGCTGACGGGGGCATCGAGCTGCATGAGGTCAAGGGGCATTGGGAAGACGACGCCCGCGTGAAAATCAAGGTCGCCGCAACACAGCATCCGTGGTTCCGGTTCCTCGCTGTGAAGGCAGGGAAGACAGGGTGGCAGTATGAAACGTTTGGAGGTGGGGCATGAGCACGGCCGTACAGGTTGAGATCGTCATTCCTGAGGGCATGGGCAAAGTTGAGGCGTTGGCGAAAGTGTCCACGTCCCTTCAAGGCGTCATTGCAAGGAAACGCCGGGAATGGCGGGCAGCGCGCGGGGAAATCGCCGTGCTCGGCCCGAACGTCGAGGAGCGGCCCGCGTGCAGGCTGTTCGTGTATCGCGTCGCCCGCGACTTCGGCGGGGACTCCATGCGCTACGTGTGGGATCGGAATGCGGAAAAGGTCACGTTATGACGGTGGATGAAGAGCGGGAGGTTGTGATGGGCGAGTTGTGGGTAAGCCATGATGAACTGGTCGACGCCATCGGTGATGACGGCGCGGATCTCTTATGCAGGGCCGTAGGCGGGGTGTCCACGTACATTCCCCGCAAGCCCGTTGCGGGTTCCCCGCTTTCCGCCGTCCTCGGGATGAAGCGCATGGAAAGGCTCTGTGCGGCCTTCGGGGGGCTCCGGGTGACACTTCCGAACAGGCGCAAGGGTGAGCCGTTCAAGGACAGGATTGTTCGCATGTTGGAAAACGGGAAGTCGCCGGGACGTATCGCCCTCGAACTCGGCGTGACGGAACGCTACGTGCGCATCCTTGCCCGGCAGATAAAGGAACAGCCCCAGCCGCAGGTGCAGCTCAGGCTGTGGTAACGTGTAATTATAAGATGATCGAGGTTAAATCCAAGCTAAGGGGATACGAGCAGCATTGATGACAGTCCATGTGTTGGGTCCGTTTGTAATCGGGATAGCATCTGATGGTAACGTCCGCGGATTAGGAAGAAAGGGTGGTCTGGCGAAGGCAGGAGTAAAAATAAGCGGACCAATTTGATTTACCCCTTCTACTTCATTCAGCCTGTTGAGTTCAAGCTGTTGTGGCAAACGGGGAATAAGTCTTCTTGGTTGAATCCCTGCAAGACAATGTGCGGCTAGGCCACGGTTATTGGCAGCTATCCAATTTCCTGCGTGGTAGAAAATATGGATAGGGAATGCGTGTCCATATGCGAGAGGGTTATTACCAACTTGTGCTCCTAGGGCTATGGCAGGTATCCCTGCGATAGCTTGAGCAGCCGCTTGTTGGATCCGTGGTGGTTGTGCCGCAACTGGACCTGCAAAGTTTGGACCTATACGCATTTGCCCAAACTTGAGGGAGAGAGCTGTTGGTGTTGCTTGGCTCTGCCAAGATAATATGAGGGCGTCAAATGTATTTAAAGGAATACCTAGGGCTACCAATACAGGTTGTGGAAAATATTTTAACCTACGCTTTATAGATTCTTCCCATGCATGTTTATATGCGTTAGTGAACATATTTCTGTTAGCTATATAAAATACAATATCGTCACGCAGAAAGACAAGAATATCTCCTAATGTTGCGGTAGAATTTAATGTTAAACCATTATTCGTAACAAGAGTATTAACAGCATTATAGGTACTATTTAATAATGATAGGGGAACCATACGGAAATCCTTTTTTAAGGTAACACAGTATGACTCTTTTATGTACTCTATTATTGATTTAACGATAATACAATGCAATCTTGTAGTGAGGATGAGCGTAACCTGAGACGAGTAAATTTTATTCAAAGATAACACAATAATATCTTACATAGCGTAATGTAGAATATATTTACGAATTCTATAGAACAAGTTCAGGGTGCTTCCTCCTGCCTCACCGTGACACAGTGAGCGCAGGAGGATTTTTTTATGGCTGTTCTTCCCTTGCGTCATTTCTCCCCGGTCGAATTCCGCTGCAAGTGCGGGTGCGGTGCGGGCATGGAGAAGATGGACGCCGACCTGCTCCAGATGCTCGACGAGGCCTGCGATCTGGCGGGCATCCCGTTCCCCCTTTCTTCCGCCTACCGCTGCCCGAAGCACAACAAGGCGGTCGGCGGCGTGCCCACGTCCGCCCATACGCGAGGTTACGCCGTGGATATCCGCTGCGTGGATTCCCATTCCCGTTTCGTCATGCTGCAAGCTCTGCTTGAAGCCGGATTCCGGCGCATCGAGCTGGCTCCGACATGGATCCATGTGGACAACGACCCCGACAAGCCGCGCGACGTGGCCTTTTACCAGCATGGAGGCAAGTACTGATGGAAGCGACCGTGATTGATTTCATTCTTTCGACCTTGATGGGCCTTTCCGCGCAGTATCCCGATGCGGCGTGGCTCATGACCGCCCTGAGCGTGGTCATGACCGTGTGCGGGCTGTGCGCCGTGGCCACCGTTTGGATGCCTGTCCCCAAGGAACAGACCGGGCTTTATGCCATCTTCTACCGCTGGGCCCATGCCCTTGCCGCACACTTCGGGCAGAACAAGGGCGCCGTGGCTGACGGCAAGTCCGAAACCGTGAAGGCCGAAGTCAAGGCCGTGACGGGGAAGTGA